CAGAGATAGGACAAGCTAGAGCTTTTGAAGAAGCATCATTTGCAAGGATAGAAGGAACTCTTGCAAAACAAAGATCAAGAATGGAGCAGTTACAAATTGCTACTCAAGCAGGAGCAAGTTTATTAACAATGACAGGATAGTATGCCAAAGATACCAACATATGATATACAAGGAAGAGTGACAGCAGATGTTCCAAGTACAGGAACTATACCTAGCATTAAAGTTACTGAAAATATTTTTAGAGCAGCTAAACCAATTACTGATTTTGCTGTAAATGAATATGTAAAAGAAAAAAAATTAGAAGCAGATAATAAAGCATATAAAATATTATCTGATATGTACATAGATCAAAAAGATGCTAATGGAAATATTATTCAAGAAGGTTTATTTAGTATTCAAAGTACAACTAAAAAAAATGGAAACCCAACAGATGCAGCATTGTATCATGATAATAGTGTTAATAGTTTATATAATTATTTTAAAAATAACAAATTTAACGATTTAGATAATTTTACTAAAAAAGCTATTGAGAAAAAATTTTTTTCTACAGCAGGTATTTTAAAAACTAAAGCTCTTGAAGGTTCAAGAATAGAACAAATAACATTATCAAAAGATATAGATGAAGATTATATCTCTAAAGAAGCATTAGTATTAAAAGATGTAACAACACCATATATAGATATATATGTTCAAAAAGTAACTGATAAAATTAATTCAAACACAAATTATGATGAAGGTCAAAAGAAAATTTTAATAAAAGCATATACTGAATTTGGTGTAACAACTTTAGCAGAAAGCATGGCAACTTCACAACCTTTTGCTTTTAAAGAGGCACTTGAAGATGGTAAATTTGATTTATTATCTGCTGAACAAAAAATAAAATTTTCTGATACAGCAGATACAAATATATTACAAAGCAAGTTTCAAGTATTAACTGGATCACTTGATTTACCTCCTGATGCTGCACCTGCTTTATTAAGCAGAGCTTATGATGAAATAGCAAAAGGAACATTTGGTGGTAATCAAGAATTAATAAATTTATATAATAGTTTATCTCAAACAGAACAAACAGAATTTAAAACTTTCTTTAACAAAAAAGCAAGAGCTAGAAGAAATGATATGCAGTTTAGTATTCTAGCTCAAAATCAAATTATACAAGCAGAAGTAGCTCAAGAATCAAAAAAAATAATAGAAGATATGGATAAAAAAAATGGTGTGCTTGAACAACAAATAGATCAATTATTTGGAAAAACTCCTGTTATTATTGAACAATTTAAAGAACTAAATGAAAAAGTTATTAATAGTAAAGGCAAATCTATTTCAAGTTTTGATACAAATTCTAAAATAATTAACTTAATTGTTAATGATGAGATTAATCAAATATCAGATCCTTTTTTATTACCTGGAGAAACTGGTGAAGGAAAATCTATTGTACAAAGATATGAAAATGGTGTTAGTTTAAAAGACCTTACATTTTTAAGTTCAATGATTGATTCACAAAATAAAAATCCAGAAACATATTCTGAAATGAAAACATTTTTTGAGTTTATAGATTATTATAAAATGCCAGTTCAAGGTTCTCCTGTATTACAAGGTATTGATCCAGGTTTAGATGATAGATTAAATAATTTTAAATATGTAATGTATTCAAGATATATCAATGGTATTAAAAATGGAATACCTGCAAAAACTTTAACCGATCCTACAAAAAAAGAATTTATTGGAAAAGATGTTTTAAATTTTATGCCTAATGCAAATAAAATTTTTAAAGAAATGATAGACCAAATTAAAAAAAATAAAACATTTAATTTAGAAACAGATGCTAAAAGATTGCCTGGTGAGTCTACACAAGATTATTTAATAAGAATAGGATTAGCAAAATGACAACTTTAACTACGCAATTAGAAGCGTTAGAAAAAGGTGGATTTTCATCACAAGAAATTAGTGATTGGAAACAAGATAAAATATTAACATTAGAAAATGCTGGATTTGACAGTGATGAAATTTTAGCAGAGTTTGGTTATGAACCAATAAATAAAGGACCAATAAAAAAAATATGGGATAACATAATTAATTTAGGTAAAGAAGAAACTAAATCAACTTACGAAAAATTATTAGAGGTAGAAAAAAATGAACCTGATAATACTTCTTTAAAAGAAAAATTAGTTGGTGAAGTTTTTGAGGTAGAAAAATATTGGGATAGAGGTTTTAATATGGGTATTATTGATCTTATTCAAAACTATCATCAACTTCCTGGCAATTCAGGAACAGGTTTACCTGAAGGTTATATTGCAGAACCTTTTGAAGATACAGGTATTATAGAAAGAAACATACAAAATCTTGCAGTTATTACAAAAGATTTACCTGTGTATTTAACAGGTGCTTTACTGACAAACCTTTTAACTTTTGGTCGAGCAGGTAAAACAGGAACTGCGGCAGGTACTGGTTTTTTTGCAGGATCAATTAGAGAGACTTATTTAAATATGTTGCAAAAAGGTCAAGTCAATAGTTGGTCAGAGTTTTGGGATATTTATACAAAAGAAGGAGTTAAAGCTGGTGCAAAAGAAGCAATACAACTAGGTGCTGCTGTAGGTTTAGGTGGTTATGGAAAGAATTTTGCATCTAAACTTTTATTAAGAGTTGCTGGATTTGAAGGATCAGGTGCAATTATAGAACAAGAACTACCTAGTAAAGATCAATTAATTGACTCTGCAATTTTATTTGGTGTTTTTGGTTTAGCTGAATCAGGCGGTGCAAAAGTTGTAAATACAATTAAAAAAACAAATAACAATGCTATTGATATTGCAACAGATTACATTGCTGACAAAACAGTAGTCGAAGATTTATCAAGTAAAAATATTGCTATACCTAGAACTTATGAAAAACCTAAAAAACAAATAATTATCAAAGAGGATAATTTTAAAAAAGACATAAAATTAGAAACAGAAGCAGAAAATACTATCTTAAATAAAATTAAATTTGCAAAAGAAGAAATTGCTGAGCCTGGTAAAAAAAATAAATTAATTCAAG